CCATGTGTGTTCTCCTTTCTCACGACAACTGATCGGCTTTAACTGTCAGGGTCAGTTACATCGTACAAAACGACAACCCCGTTCAGATTATCTCCGTGTGCCCACCCATGCCTGACAACGCTCTTCACAGGTCGGTCTTTATGCTCAATGGTACAATGCTCTGTTACAACATCAGCTCCCATCGGCATATCCAGCAGCTCCTGTATTAGCTCCTTTACGGTCATTTGTGTAACCCTCCTCAATCGAACGGACTGAACGGCTTGTACACCGTCTCAGGCTTCCTGGTCGGAGTCAGCGGGTGATCCATCAGGAAGTACCGCATCGCGTCATACGCATGATCCTCGGCTTCCGTGTCTATGTCCTCCGGCTTCTTCGTGGAGTAGGGAAGGTTAGGCACCGTCCGGATCCAGTCATGACAGGTCTTGAACACGTACATCATCGGCCTGCCGTCCTCATCGAACCGCATCCGCTCATGCACCTGCATCTTCCCAGCCAGCCGGGTATTGTCTCCCTTGTTAAACACCACACCCCGCCGGGAGCCGTTCGGGGCCATCTGGTCGGCTACGCTGTCACCCCGGGATCGGTCGAAGATCGCCGGGTCAGCCGTCCGGATCACCGGGATGTTGTTCTCTATCTCCGGCCCCTCGCGCTCCAGGATGCCGTCCGCGATCTGCCGCGGCGTCAGCTCCAGACCAACGTTCGCCTGCCGGGGCTTGCACCCGTACCACTCCCTGTACAGATACGCCCGGCCCTGGAAGTCCACAGCCCACCACTGACAGGCGAACGGACGGGAATACCCGTGGTCGAAGCTGAAATACCTCGGCCAGTCCAGCGGGATCTCGAAGGGCTCGATGATGTGGGTGTTCAGCCGGTCTGCGTAGTGCGCGGGATCGTCCCGGAACTCGGAGAACACCATGCCCTCGAAGGCATCCCAGCGGCCCTCCAGTAGGCTCTTCCGCAGGGCTTCCGGCTTCTGCTCCAGCTCGAAGATGTAGTCATCGGTGATGAAAGGGTTCTCCATAGCCAGAGCCGGGATGTACTGCGTCCTGATCTTCCGCGACTTGTGCAGCGTCTCGGAATAGATCTCCTGCGTCTGGATGCTCATAAACGGCCCGGCATCCACAAACATCTTCTTCACCCAGCCATGGCCGATGTTGCCCGGGTTGCTGGCAGACCGGACAATCGGCACAACGCCCAGGGACTTTTTAGCTCTCAAACGGGTCTTGATGAAATCGTAGACCACCTGCTCGAACGAGGTCAGCTCGTCAAAGTACAGGAACTGGATTTCAATACCGCTGTACTTGAACCGGTCAGCTTCATTCTCACAGTGCCGGAAAAGAATCTTGCTGCCGTTCACCAGCCTGAACTCATGCCTCCCGGCATTGTAGACCGCGATACTTTCCGGATATGAAGCCATAGCCTCCTTGATGTCCGTATCCTCCAGCTCCTGATATGTTCTCCGGAATACTACCGCTGTCGTGCCAGGATTCTTCAGGCAACGAAAAAAGGCGTCCATGATGAGCGCCTTTGTCTTCCCGCCTCCCGCCGCGCCTCCGTACAGGATTTCATTCGCCGGAGACGCGTGGAAAATTTTCTGCTTTTCCGTAGGCTGGTAGTTGATTACTGCTGTTGGCATGGGATCACCGTTTTCTGATTGTCAGTACCTGGAGTACAATGAGTACAAGAAGCAAATCGATCATGATTGCCTGAAACGTGGTCACGGTGATCACCTCGGAATTTTTTAATCTGGGGGTGGATATCTCGGTATCAGGGGGTTGAGGTTATATAGTATATAGTATAGGCGGCGCGGAGTCCCTGGCACGATTCAGCCCCCCGGGGTCGGCCTGGCCCCCCTGCACCCCCAGGGGTGGGGGTCTGGGTAGGGGGCCGCCCGCTCTACATTTTCCCTCTATGCAGAGGGGCCAGGCCTTGGCCACAGCCCTGACTAAATAAGCTGAGCGCACTGCATAAACCACGTGGATCACTGCATAACCTGTTGCATAACACAGCAGAATATGCGAATAATCCTGATAGTTTATGCAGGCAAGTAAGCAATGGTATGGTTACTATACCAGATCAGTCTAAAACACAGCAAAACAGCGTCTCAAACTATTCGCGAAACAATGGTTTAACGAATAGTTAGAGCAATGCCCGAATACCTGCATACCAGATCAGCCATCATCATCAGGCGTCCCAAGCTCTGGCATCCCTTCGATCTTGACGGTGTATTCGCTGTCCTCATCATGATAGATTCTCTTGGTCGCAGTGCTCAGAGTATTGACGGCGCTGTTCATGGCCAGCCAGGGATCAGCTTTCTGCTTCATGCCGCTTCTCAGCACCTTTTTAGCTTTGGCATAGTCCCGGAAATCCCAGGTGCGCTGTTCTTCCTTCCAGGCTATATCATAGGCTGGGTGCCGTCTCCATCGGCTCATGGTAGCATCAGCGTTATTGATCTCACGGGCCGTAGCCGTTGCCATATTGATACCAAATATTTCCTTCAACTTCTCTTCCCGCGTAGCATCATTAGCTTCCATGATGGCAAACTGCTTAAGCCTTCGAGGGGTCTTGTCCTTTGGAATCTTGGCAGCTCCCATGTGATCACCTCCCTTCACGCCCAGGGTGGGGGGCCGTTACTCTCTTTTATGTCTATGCCACAAAACCATAGATCAAATTTATACCGATTACCATTCGATAAATCTTTTCTATGACAAGCGGCAATAAGAAAAGGCCCTATACAACATCTTGTATAAGACCTTCTAAACCACTACTATTCTACACCAAATGTGGTGGTATTGCAACTGCGAAAAAAATTTTTTCGAAAAGGGGTTGACAAGGGGTTAAACCCTGTGATATGATTGCCTCGCAAACAGGGGTTAAACCCCAACACCAACGACCACGAAGGAGGAAGAAACGATGACAAAGTACACACTGACCAAGGTGCAGAGTCAGGGATGCACCTATTACGCTATCTTCAACAACGATAGCATGGAATACTTCGCAGGGTACGATTTCATGGGAAGCGTTACCTGGGAAAAGCACCTGGACGATTGCTCCTGGCTGCTGGAAGATGAAGCCTACCAGATCAAAGCTGATCTTGAATCTGCTGATGCTGACGATCAGCCGAAAAAGGTCACCCTGAAGCAGTATCTGGTCAAGACCAGCATCGATGATGAACCCATCAACCGGATCATGACGGCCAACGAAATCGTAGACCTGTATGAACAGGATCAGCTCTCCGGTGTCTATGGTGAGATCAAGGTCTGGGACATCACCAAGGACGAGCCTGTGCGGATGGATTTGCTCCAGATGGTGGAACCGGTCATTGCCCAGCGGCGCTGGGAGGAGCAGGAATACCGCGATTACTGCGAGAACGAGCGGTACTAACAGACTGATCCTGGCAGACGGGGCATCCGCTGGGTGCCTCGTAGCCAGCACCAGGCTGGAGAAAGGAGAAGCACCATGATCGAAAAGTTTGGCCATGAATGGCTGCGAACAGAGTACCGCATCAACAAGAAAGGCGCTGAATGCTTCCGGACGGCAGACCGGGAAGAGGCATACAGCAAGCTGGCCCAGCTCCAGGCAAAACGCCCTGGAGTCTATACCATGCAAACAAGGCACCGCAGGGAGAACAAGTACGGCCAGCCTGTTACAGTCTCCCTCCCAGGCCATGATGGTTGGGGATTCTGGCGATAAGCCTTGACAGCCATGATACACTAAATAGGGGGTGACAGCATGGGAAACACGGCCAGTGATAAGAAAAACACCAGGTTCTACGGTCTGAAACTCAGTAAGAACACTGATGCTAAACTGATTGAACATCTCGACAAGCAGGAATCCATCCAGGGCTACATCAAGCAGCTGATCCGGGAAGACATGAAGAAGGCCACCTCGAAATGAGGCGGCCCCTTTTTTATGTGCTCATGATCTTGTCCAGGGCTGTCAGGGCGTAGCTCCTTGCCCTGTATACGCTTTTATCATCCTTGTATCCCATCATGCTCCCAACCTCCGGCATGGGATAGCCCAGGAAATAGTGATAGGTCAGCACTTTTCGGAAATTGATCTGGTCGATCTGCTCCACCAGTTTCTCGGCCCCAAGGATCATCTGCTGATACTCAGCTGATTTTCTGTCAAGCTCCAATGCAAGCTCGGCCATCATTACACCTGCGGTTTCAACGCGAGACTGGCCGTCATGCCCTCCGGACGGCATACCGGTCACCCATGATGACGAAACGCCTCCAAGGGCCAGATAATGCCTTCTTTTGGCCTCAATCAATTCCAGCTCGCTCTCTGCTTTCCGGACATTTTCCATAAGCTCTTTAGCTCTCATATTTATCAATCCTCGCTTTCACTGCATTGATTAGCGCATCCTGACGGTCTGCTTTCCCCGTCAGCACTTTGATCACATCTTCATCGATAGTTTTCTCAGTCACCAGGTGATAAATCCTGACTGGCTTATCCTGGCCCTGTCTGTACAGCCTTGCACAAGCCTGCTGATACAGCTCCAAGCTCCATGTCAGGCCATACCAGATCATGATATGCCCACCGTACTGGAGATTCAGCCCATGCCCAGCACTGGCCGGGTGGGTGATCAGTATCCTGATCTTCCCCTGATTCCAATCCTCCACATCTTTCGGAGTACGCAGCTCCCGGGCCTCCGGAAACCGCTTCAGTATCCTGTCACGCTCATGCCGGTACGCATAATAGACCAGCACAGGCTCACCGTTTGACGCCTCAATCAAATCCTCAAGTACATCCAGCCTGGCGTCATGCAGGACGGCATAGCTCCCATCCTCCGCATAGATGGCCCCGCTGGCGATCTGCAGGAGCTTCCCGGTCAGTACAGCCGCATTCTGCGCTGTAATCGTCTCACCGCACAGCTCCATCACCAGATCATGCTCCATCCGGTCGTACTTTGTCCGGGCCGCATCCGGCAGCACCACGGTCTGCGTCAGGTCGATCCGGTCAGGCATGGTCAGATAGTCCTCTGCTTTCATGCTCATGCAGATGTCAGCTATCTTGCCATAAATCTGCTCCGAAGCTCCGTCAAGCGGTACCCATGAATACACGATGGATCCATTCTGGTGTCCGGGCCTGAAGTATTCTTCCCGGTACCTGGTCACAAATTTCCCCAGGCGCTTGCCCCGATCCAGCAGGTATATCTGGCTCCACAGGTCAATCAATCCATTAGGGGCTGGTGTACCGGTCAGGCCCACTACACGCCTGACAGCAGGAAGCACCCGCTTCAGGGCCTTAAAGCGTTCTGCTTTCGGACTCTTGAAGCTGGAAAGCTCGTCCAATACCAGCATATCGAAGGGCCATACTTTGGAAATACTGGCCTGATACTCAATCAACCACGGCACATTCTCCCGGTTGATGATGTAGATATCAGCTTCCTGCCTCAAAGCAGCTTCCCGTTCCTGCCTGCTTCCCAGCACCTTACTACACCGCAATCCGGTCAGGTGATCCCATTTCTGAGTCTCTTCCTGCCACACGGTGGCTGCCACCCGAAGCGGGGCCACCACAAGCACCTTGCTGATCGCAAAGTCCTCAATCAGGGCTTTAATGGCTGTCAGGGTTACCACAGTTTTCCCAAGGCCCTAACCCATCTCAAGGAATAATCCGCAACGCTTATGCTCCAGAATCCACTGCTCTGCTGCCTGCTGATACGGATAAGGCTTGAAATGCATCTGACATCACCTCCTCCAGAAACTGATCCACCTCTTCCGTCCCATGCAGAGTCCGGACAGGAAAGCCCAGCTCAGCCAGATTGATATGCGTAACCAGCTGAAGGGCACTCAGGCGTCCCGTGTCGGTTTTAAGCTCCACAAATATGATCCTTCCACCTGGAAGCAGGACAA